GGGAAAGTCATCGTTCCTGTTTCTGCTATGGCTAAAGTAAACGTTGTAACCACTCCATTTGGGTCTGGATCTGCTGTTTATTTTGGATATGGAGCTACTGCTTCTAATCCGACTAATTTGAGATTTGATTCTGGCACATTTGATTCATCTACCAGCGGATATTATTTAACAACATCTATAGCCCCTTCAACAAGTGTGATAGATAGCGCGAATATAGAAAATCAAGGTTTATATATCTCAGTAAATTCCAGCAATTTTAATGCTGGAGGAACCAGCACAGTGGTTATAACAATATTTTATTCAGTCATATCAATTTAAGGATTTATTATGGATCCCGCAACTGCAATGTTAGTAGCCACAGCAGTAGCCACAGCAGCGAAAGGTGCAGGTGACTATTTTGGCGGTCAAAATGAAAAGAAAGCAGGGAAGAGAAGAGCTAAAGAAACCAAACGAGAAACTCAAGCCAACATGGTTTAGATTGTGATCTGGTCTTAAACCAACATTGTAAAAGTGAACAGCCCAGCGAATGCTAACCCTGTTGCCTTCAGCCACTGAACCACCGCCTATGTGTCGCAATGCGGCCTTTTCCCGATCAGTGTAGAAAATGACCTGTCCTTTTGCGTCAGGCGGTTTTCTTGATTTCGATGCCATGCAATTCGTGCCTTAAATATTCTGCAATCAGTAATGCCTCTGCTTTATTCCCGTCTTTCTTGAGCCTTAGCTTGGCTTCAGGCCATAAGTAACGTGCCATGTCCAGCGACTCGTTTTTATCGGCTGACAAGTGAAAATGCTTTTTCCATCGTTGTGGAGTGACTAGGTGAACAGGGTATCGGGTTAACTCGCAAACGGCTGAAATAACCCCTACAGCCCGTCCAAACGCAAAGGTAGAGCTAACCCCTTGGTTTGGCATTGAATGCACCTGTTCCATGCAGATTTCAGCCCCTTCTTTTGGGTCAACAATGGATAGGATTCGACTCTTGAAAACCAGTGCCAGAATGTGCTTGTCCTGATGTTCAATATTAAATGCTTCTAGGTAATTACCCTCATGATCTACCGCACCTAGCGCACCACTGACAGAGCCCGGATCAACACCGATGTAAATCATTGATTTCTTTCATCTTTTTGGTCAAGTCCTGACTGATTCCCTTGTAAATCCCTAGATAGTGATTCTCCAGTTCCTTTGCCCTGTGCCAAGCATAGGCTTTCCAGCCATTCGTTGATGCCATTATAATCAAATGGTCGAGCGTGGATTGGTAGTGATCGGCTAATGTCTCCGGTCTGCCATAGGGCTTCTGTGACTTTGACGATTGATTGTCGGACGATTCCATCTTTTTGTTTATCAAGTAGTTCGTTTGCTTCGTTTCTATTCACTTAAGATTCTCCATGCTGTTGCTGCACACAATGGGACTTGCCCATTTCCAATGGCTTTAAGTCTGTCCACCCTAGCGGCCACCCCATCAGCCACTCGCAGAATGTTGGGTTCAATTTCCCACCAACTCGAGCTGCTAAAGTTGGAGTGTTCCTGGTTGATTCGCTTGGGGCATTGATTTCTTTTGAATTGTGTGCTGTTGGTGTTGGAAATTTCTCCCTCAATGCCACGACCTCCTCCAAGTTCCCCTTGTGACCCTTTTCCATATCTGTTCTGATTCTTACTGGCCTGATCATTTGACACCTTGGTGTTGGCCAAGTTGTTTGCGACAATCCAGATTCTGTCCCTCTGATGGTTTGCTCCAACGTCTGCTGCTCCCAGCACTCCCCATCTCGCATCAAACCCCATTGAGGCCAAGTCTCCAAGAACTCGTCCAAGTCCCCTAGAAGTGAGCATTGGTGAGTTTTCCACGAACACGAACTTGGGTCGTACTTCGTGAATGATCCTCGCCATTTCTCGCCACATTCCAGAGGCTTCTCCATCAATTCCCGCGCCTTTTCCTGCTGCACTAATGTCGGTACATGGAAAGCCTCCCGATACGACATCAACAATTCCTCGCCAAGGTTTTCCGTCAAAGGTTTGTACGTCATCCCAAATCGGGAAAGGCGGGAGAAGCCCGTCATTTTGTCGGGCGCACAATACGCTTGCGGGATATTGCTCCCACTCAACGGCACAGACTGTTCGCCATCCAAGGAGTTTTCCCCCAAGGATTCCACCGCCAGCTCCTGCGAACAAAGCGAGTTCATTAAAGATTTGCTTATCAGCCATGACATTAAAAAATCTCTTTGTCGTCATACCACTGCGCCACAGTCTTGACTTTAAGCGTTGGCAAATCTGCAAAACTTCTTTTCTTTTTAGGCGGGTCATTAACCCATTGATGGTAAGAACATTTTTGTTTATCACCATCTTGTCGGACAGCCCAAATGTTTTTACAGCCATCAACAGAGCACCAGGGGTTGTGTTCTTCTTCGTTTTTTTCTTTAGGGGTTGGTTTAGCGAATGTCATTTTGAATATTTCCCATCAATAATTTTTGCAAAATTTGTGGCGTTAACAATCCACTCAAGGTCAGGCTGCCAATTTCTGTCCTTAGTTTTAAAACCCTGAGACAAAGTTGAATCATTGGCTATGTACCCAAAAAATGAATCCCACCACTTCAATCCATCCTCAAGTGTTTTATAACCTTCGGGCGAATAGTTTGATGGCTTGGCGGCCTGTCTCCACCTCTGTCTCATGTTGGTTTGGCGAGAGCCTTCCCAAACTCTAGGCTGAGTTAAATGCGGCAAATGCTTTTTGTAAAGCAATAAAATTTCTTGGTGGGGACAAGTTGGCAGACCATCTGCCGACAAAGATGCGTAAGCATCTATATTATTGGGTAATGGGTTATGGGTAATGGGTAATGGGTCTTGGGTAGCATTGCTATCGGATTGCGTTGGCAATGCGTTCGCATCTTTCTTACCCCATCTCGCCTTAGCAGAAGCGCTGGCCTTCTCAGATTTGATGCCTGTTTTTAGTATTTCTTGGATAACTCTAAGGTGAATCCAGCCATCTTCACGCTGCTCAAAAAAGTCCTGCAAAACAATAGCAATGCTTTCGCTATGCGTTCGCATACGAATCTGACGGGCAATTTCTTCAGAATCTAGGGGTAAAGGCTTTTCGTGGAGATAGCACCAATCGAGCATCCTGCGATAAGCCAAATCTTCGATGTCGGAAAGGTGAATTGTGTGACTGTGATAGTCACCAATATTGAACTGGTAATAGTGCATTGATGTCTCAAGTTCCAATCCTCCCAAAAAAGAAACTGCGGCAGGAGGGGAGACTTCTCTTTTCGGAACGGGGATCAATCCATTCCTAGCCGTGTTTCAAACAATCTTACTCGATAAACCAATCAGGCCGCAACACCATTAATTGATAAAGCCTACCCGTTGGGATGGTTTTCCAGTTATGTACCGCTGCCCTGGTGATGCCCAATATCCTTGCAAGCTCACTTTGTGAGCCAGCCAATGTGATAGCTTTTTGTTTGTCCATGCCTGAGTATAGCAAAATAAACAAAACGTAATTTGCACAAAAGCAACATAAAAAAATATTTTTCAAAAACACTTGATGCGTGTTTAGTTTGATATACAATAACGTCAAGCCCAAGCACTTCGCCAAGGGTCTATTTAGGAGGTCTTATGACCGATTTCACTTTCTCTCCCGCAGACTTCAACGCTACTGAAATTACAGTAGTCGCCAACACTCCTGATGCCAAGGAGTACCTTGCAGAGCGTTATGGCTTTGCTTGTGTTTCTATCAACATTCGCAAATCTGCTGCGTTAGAGCTTGCAGATTCTTTCGAGTTTCAGGGTCTTAGCTACTCTTAATTAACAGGGCTTCGGCCCTTTAAGGAAACACCATGATTGACTACAAACTTCAATACCACTTTGACGATCTCATCACACACAATGATGGCGATAGTTTTGAAAAAGTAACAGTCGGCTACGACTACTACCCCGCAGAAAACAATCTGCCCTACGACCACAACATAGCGGAAATTTACGATGTGTTTGTGTACGACCAACAGGGTAATGACATTACCTACGATATGCCCAAAGATCAATCAGACTACATCATGTCTGAAGTCAAAACCCACCACGCCCGTATGCTGAAAGAACAAAATGAAATCTAAGATTATTCAAACCATTGTTGAGTGTTTTTTGGCAATCGTCATCTTTGGCGGTTGGGGTGTTTTACTTGCTTGGAGAGCATAAATGACAGTCGCTAATTTACTGACGCTTAACGTCAACGAACACACAGAAAAGAAAGCTAATCTGACGTATCTGTCATGGGCTTGGGCTTGGGCTGAAGCTCTCAAGGCAGATGCCAAAGCTACTTTTGTAGTAAATATGTTTGGTGACAAATGCTTTATGGACATTAACGGCACAGCTATGGTCTGGGTCACAGTCACCATGTTTGACAAGCCAATGACTTGCCAATTGCCCGTGATGGATCACCGCAACAAAGCCATCGTCAATCCTGACGCTTTCCAAGTGAACACAGCCATCATGCGGTGCATGACCAAAGCACTCAGCTTGCATGGCCTTGGTCTATACATATACAACGGAGACGATCTTCCGTCTTTTATAGAGCCTGAGTCAACCATCGAAGAAGACACCATGACTGACTTGTTCTTGGCTATTGACAACGCCACAACTCAAGATGAACTGAAACTGGCTTACAAAATTGCTTATGCGGCTTGTGATGGCGACAAGGCTTGGCAGATGAAAGTTATCGCAGCCAAAGACAAAGCAAAGGCTAAATTATGAAAACAGATGAAGATGATGAATTTGACCGCATCGAGCGTGAGAACCAAATGAAAGGCCAGCCCTACCATTGGGAAGCCGATGCCATCAAAGCCGCTGTAATGATTGAACGTGAAGAATGTGCAAGGTTGTGTGAGAAACATGGCTATGAACATTATTGCGGAAATGTTACTGACAAACTTGCAGAAACCATCCGAGCAAGGAACGACACATCATCAAAACGTGTCGATATAACCGAGGAACATAAACATGATTATTAAACGTGACATGGCCGTTCATAGCTTGACCAAAGTCTGCGAGGAAAGCCTTGCGCTTATCAAAGAACTGATTGAGGCAGACAACGCTGTATATGGCAAAGGGTATGAAGACGGCATCGCTGCTCAGGTAAAGATTCAAAAGACGCTTAGACCTTTGGTGCGGCTGACAGACGAAGAAATTACCCAAGTGATGATGATTGGCCTTGGAGTCAGGGATAGCATCGAAACGGCTTTAGACAAACTCATGGAGAAAAACCAATGATTGAACTAATGGAACAAGGATCGGATGCCTGGTTCAACATCCGCATCGGCAAAGTCACCGCATCAAAAGTGGCTGATGTAATTGCCAAAACACAATCAGGTTATGCCGCAAGTCGTGCTAATTACATGGCCCAACTTGTCTGCGAACGCTTGACAGGCCAAAAAGGTGAGAGTTTCACCAACGCTGCCATGCAACACGGCACAGAGACGGAGCCGCTTGCCCGAGCCGCCTACGAAGCCCTGAGAGACGTTTTAGTTGATGAGGTGGGGTTTGTGTCCCATCCCACAATTGAAATGAGTGGGGCGTCTCCTGATGGCCTTGTTGGGGAAGATGGATTGATTGAAATCAAATGCCCCAATACAGCGACACACATTGAGACTTTATTGTCTGAAAGTGTGCCAAATAAATACTATACCCAAATGCAATTCCAATTGGCTTGCACAGGGCGTAAATGGTGCGACTTTGTCAGCTTTGACAATCGTTTACCAAAAGAGCTTCAGGTGTTTGTGAAACGTGTTCCACGGGACGATGTTTATATCAGACTAATCGAAGATGAAATCGTCAAATTCCTTGGCGAACTTGATACCAAAATAAACCAACTCATGAAAGTCAAAAATGTCTAAAGTTTACGAAATCACCATTGTCTCGGGTAAATACACCAACAAGGACGGACAAGAGAAGTCACGCTACCAAACCATCGGCTCGGTCATTGAAACAAAAAACGGATTGATGCTCAAACTCGATAGCATCCCGCTTCCCGATGGAGGATGGAACGGATGGGCGTACATGAATAGCCCCAAGCCCAAAGATGACTATAAAAGTCAGCCAATTGATGACGCACCATTCTGAGGATAAATCATGGACTATGTGAGATTTTTTGACAAGATATTTCCAGAGTTCCCACGGGTTAGGGCGACCGACCCCGTGACTTCCTTTGAGGCAGCCGATTCCATCAAGGATTCGGTTTCTCAACACCACCAAATAATCTTAGATTGCCTAATAAAACATGGCCCGCTAGGTAAGGACGGCATTTCAAAGCATACCGATTTGGACGGGAATCAGGTTGCCAGGCGGCTCAATGAAATGAAAGTCATCGGGCTTATTACGTTGACGGGTGAAACAGTTACGTCAAATTCAGGGCGAAAAGAACGTGAATGGCAAGCAATTGTCATAAATTAAGCCTAGTATTTCATTGCAACAATCGGTTGCGTAAGGAGAACACCATGAAATTTGAAATGGAATTTGGTTACATTGGCGCAGAAAAAGTAATTATTGAAACACATGACTTTGAGAAAATTCAGATCATTCAAGAATTTATTCAGTTCCAAGAAGAACACGGCTGGGGCGTGGAATATGAAGCAATTGACGACCTTGAGATCGAATTTGAAGACACAGAAGAAAATGATACAGAGGAAGAAGAAGTCGCAGAATAAATAAATGGGGCTTACTTGGCTAACAGGTAAAGCCCCACATTACTAAACGCATATCCTGCATAAACCACAGCCATAGAAGGGTTGCCCCGATACAGTTGTTCGGCAGCAATGTAGGCATAAATGCCACCAGTTAAGATGATTAGCCAAGCGCTCAAAATGCGCTCACATCAATGACCTCGCCCCTGAACTGGATGCAGTCTTCACTAAACGAATGAACTAGCTCAGGCCAAAGCAATTCGCCATTAAAAAAGGTCAGCACCGCAAAGCCTGACCTGTGATTGTTTGGGTTCAATTCAGCATAAGTGAATTGGGGGCCATCGGGTTCGGCTAATGTTCCCGTGTCAATACCAAAGCGTATTCCGTTATAGTCGCTGTATGGGGTGACTTTTAACGAATGCAGATGCCCAGTGCACATTGAGACCCCGCTCGAAACCGCATTGTTGTGGGTAGCGTGAATTCCACCTTTGTATCGGTGCTTGACAATGACCTTTGACGTAGGCCAACAAGCCCAACAAAATTCCCAATCAGGGATGTGGTCAGTAATCTTAAACCCTAGAACGTCTTTAAACTGAGGGGCGTGTTGGGCAAGTCGATTGGCAAACCTTGCGTCATGGTTGCCCCAAGTGTGAATCAGTCGCACATTGTGGCGCTCGGCCTTGGCAACTTCCTCAATCTCACCCAAAGCACCTTGACAAGCCTTCAATTCTTGAATAACAGAAGTGGCGGGTTGATCGGTTGGGTCATGGCGACTTATTGACGCTCCATCAAACGAATCCCCATTAGCTATCACGGCAACAGGTTTAAGCGCTTCAATAGCCCATAGAAGCCCTTTAAAGGCCGTAGAACGCTCCGATGGAATGAAGTGGGCATCTGAGAACACAATCACAGTCCCATCGAGTATGCCAAGGTCTATCTGCTTTAATGGAGAGTAAGACAATTGCCTGTTATCGTACAAATATCCTCTAGGGTCAGCGCTGAAAAGTTTTATGCCGTATAAAGTTTCAACGTTGCGTCTTCTATGTTGAACATTACGGGTCGCAATGCCAAGAATTCTTGCTATTTTTGCGGCAGATTGGTGCTGTTCCCACAAATCAATAAACTCGTCATCTGTGCAAGCCTGGTTATGTGCGCCCATCAAAGTCCTTTGTGAGCAGTTGCTCAAGTAGATTTATTACTCGGTGTTCTTGCTTTTCTATTTCTTCAACTGATGATTTTGGGTCTTGCGCTGCCGCCATTAAATCATGCAAAAATACATGAAGAATTTCATGTAATGCCGTAGCTTCTAAAGATTCATCCGTAATCTTCTCAGCGCCAAAGTCACCCAAGCGATACGTTGCAAGCCTTGCGCCTTCATTAAACTCAACAGAGGCCATCGCTTGCTTTGCCGGCTTTAGTCCTTTTTCAATTCTCCAATCGCCAAGGTGAAGAATTGACTGCCATTTCTTTACACAAAGTGCAAAAAACTCAGCATCTTGTGATGTTGGAATGTTAGACATTTCAATACCTTAGTGAACTTATGTGACGTTTTTATTTAAATGTAGTGTATGCCGAATTCAAAATAATGTTTGACAATTCAAAAAACGTGTAAAATAGTGACAGGCATTTCGCCTATTTTCAAGGAAAAATCATGGGTTACTACGGCAAAGAAAAGACACCTAAGGGTGTAGCCGCTTCGGATCGCACTGGCGAGAAGATGGGTAGTGAGAAGGGTGTGAATAGCACCAAGTTCATGCCTGGCGCTTCTGGCGAGAAAGTTCCTAAGGGCGCTACAGCATCGGACAGCACAGGCGAGCGTAAGGCTAAACTGGTTGGCGGTGTTGCAATGGGCAAGGCTGATAGCATGGGCGACCGCGTTGATGGTCACATGGGCCGTGTTGATGGCCGCTTGGGTGAGTTTAAAGGCGGAAGCCGCGAACACGATTGCTACTCGCACGAGCGTAGCGAATACAAAAAATAAAGCGAAACCTCGCAATCGGTCAGGATTGCGGGTTTCTAACCTCACCAACTAATAAGGAGTTGACTTGGCTGAAATCAATTGTAAAGCCTGCAAACACTTTCAAGACCACGGAGTCATGGGAGTTTGTAGGCGTTACCCAGCATTTGTAAACCGACACCACACAGAAATCTGTGGTGAGTTTTCCGCTTTGCCCGTTGAGCTTAAAAAGCCTGTGGAAGTCATTGCTTTGCCGGTTATGGAAATGCGCGATGAGCCCAAAAAACGGGGAAGACCGAGGATGGCAAAATGAAACTTACACCTTTGCGTGATAAGGTCATTGTCAGACCTGAAAAAAGAATCCAGAGTATGCTTTATGTTCAATCTGCTGAGACTGACTCGGTGGGTTATATTGTCGCAGCCGGCCCCGATGCAATTGAGGAAGGCTTAAACATCGGGGATAAGGTATATTTTGGAACATTGGCCAAGGACTATAAGGACGAATACTTAAAGTTCGAGGAAATCAACATTAACAACGAGCGCCACCTTAAAATGAGTTGGCAAGACATTTGCTTTGTGGAAGAATCATGACTGAACAACAAATTAAAGACCGAATCACCGAACTGACAACCCAAGCCAAGAGCATGGAAGTCAACTTAGTGGCCATCCAAGGCGCTATTCAAGACTGCCAATGGTGGTTAACCCAAGTGGAGAGCAAAGATGCCTCTGAAGAAGTCAGCCAGTCCTAAAGCGTTCAAAGAAAACATCAAAGCCGAAGTGAAGGCGGGAAAACCCGTTAAGCAGGCAGTGGCGATCAGTTACGCTGTAAAACGTGAAGCCGCAGCAAAACAGGCAAAGAAAAAGTGAAAATCACTCAAAAACTGGTCACAGAGCTAATTCCTTATGTAAACAATAGCCGTACCCACAGCGATGAGCAAGTGGCACAAATAGCGGCAAGCATCAAAGAGTTTGGCTGGACTAACCCAATCCTGGTTGATGGATCAAACGGCATTATTGCGGGGCATGGTCGCCTCATGGCTGCACGAAAGCTAGGCCACAAAGAAGTTCCCACAATAGAACTGGCAGACCTGACCGAAACCCAAAAGAAGGCATACATCATTGCCGACAACCGCTTGGCCTTAAACGCAGGGTGGGACAATGAGATGCTGACTATTGAGTTAAACGACTTACTGGCAGACGGCTTTGCATTGGATATATTAGGTTTTGACCCTAAAGAGATAGATGCTTTGCTAGAGCCTGAAGTTGTGGAAGGGCTGACAGACGAAGATGCTGTTCCAGATATCCCTGATGAGCCAATAACCAAGATGGGCGACATTTACCAATTAGGCAACCACAGGCTTATCTGCGGAGATTCATCTAGCCAGAACGATGTAGATAAAGTTCTGGATGGTGATAGACCAGACATGATTTTTACTGACCCACCTTACAACATCGATTATCAAGGGGTTAGTGATAAAAGAGACAAAATTAAGAACGACAAGATGGAAGACTCAGCTTTTGTCGATTTTCTTAATCAAACCTTATATGGTTGCGAAACGATGTATGTTTGTTGTTCTTGGCACTACGCCCATTTATTCCGAGAAGCTATGGAAAAGATAGGTCGTAAGCCAAAAGCTATGATTGTCTGGAACAAGGTTAACCCTGCCCAGCATTTAGATAAATACTTTAAACAACACGAAATCATCTTTTACTATGGTGATTATGGTGGTCATAAGACACTAAGGGGCGACATCTGGACTATTAAAAGACAGAGAAACACAGTGCATCCAACTATGAAGCCAGTAGAACTGATTGAAATGGCTTTAGAAGACAATAAAGATAAAAAGATAGTCTTTGATATGTTTGGTGGTTCTGGTAGCACTTTGATTGCTTGTGAAAAACAGAATCGTAAAGCTAGGCTTATTGAAATAGAGCCTAAATACTGTGATGTTATTGTCAAACGATGGGAAGACTTTACAGGCAAAAAAGCTGTATTGTTGACAGAGTTAGCCGAAATTGCTTAAATTCCCCTCTATAAAATGAATTACGAGCATATTCCCACCGATGAGAGTAAAAGGCTGGTCGAATCCAGTTCGGGATTAGGCTTGCCGCATGAATCTATTGCTGTTTTGGTGGGCATTGATGACAAGACCCTCCGCAAGTATTACCGCCATGAATTGGACATGGGCAAAGCCAAAGCAAATGGACAGATTGCCAAAACGCTATTCCAAAAGGCTACGGCAGGGGATACGACAAGCCTGATCTGGTGGACTAAGAGCCAAATGCGTTGGTCTGAAACTGTTAAGGCTGAGGTTACAGGCGCAGATGGTGAGCCACTTCAGGGCATCCAAGTCACCTTTGTTCAGCCTAAAGACAAAACGGAATGAGCGAAGTAAGTGGACAGATCAAAAAAGCGGAGTTTCCTGAGAAGCTCAGTTGTTTATTTCAGCCTGCTAAGTCTCGGTATCGCGTCCTATATGGTGGTCGTGGTGGCGCTAAGTCATGGGGAATTGCTCGGGCTTTACTGATTAAGGGCGCTAAAGAGCCGTTGCGTATTTTGTGCGCCAGGGAATTTATGACTTCTATGCGCGACTCGGTTCATAAGTTGTTATGCGATCAAATTGACGAGTTAGGCATGATGGGTATATATGAAATCACGCAAAACACCATTAGAAATATAAATGGAAGTGAATTTAACTTTGTCGGTCTAAGAAACAACATTGCCAACGTCAAGTCAATTGAGGGTGTGGATATTTGTTGGGTGGAGGAAGCGCAGACTGTGAGCTCGGTGTCGTGGAATACGCTTATCCCGACCATTCGTAAAGAAGCCTCAGAGATATGGATTAGCTTTAACCCAGAGTTGGAGACTGACGAGACTTACCAACGCTTTGTGTTGAATCCACCTGAAAACTCGGTGGTGACAAAGATCAATTGGAATGATAACCCTTGGTTTCCTGACACGCTAAGGCTTGAGAAGGATGCGCTCAAGCAAAGGGATATGCAGGCTTACAACACAGTTTGGGAAGGCATTTGCCGGCAGACTGTGGATGGCGCTATCTTTGCCCGTGAGATTCAGCAAGCAGAACTAGAGAATCGCATAACCCGAGTTGGATATGACCCATCAAAGCCCGTACACGCGGTTTTTGACCTTGGGTGGAGTGACGCTACCGCCATTTGGTTTGTGCAGTTCATAGGTATGGAAACACGGCTTATTCGGTACATTGAGGACAGTCAAAAGACCATCACAGATTACCTGGCCAAAATGCAGACCTTTGGATATGTCTATGACACGCTCTGGCTGCCACACGATGCGGAGAACAAAACCTTGGCTGCGGCTGGCCGTTCTATTGAGCAGATTGTGAAGGCGGGCGGGTATAAAACACGAATAATCCCACGAACGCCAATAGTGGACAGTATTAACGCGGCTCGGACATTATTCCGAAACTGTTGGTTTGATAGGGAAAATTGTCACGATGGGCTACAATGTTTGCGTCACTACCGCTATGAGGTGGATGCTGAAACTAAACAATTCAGCAAAAACCCGTTGCACGACCAATATAGTCATGGTGCAGATGCTTTTCGTATGCTTGGATTGATGGTGAACGAGCCTAAGAAACGTGTTCCGCCAAAGCCGAGTTATCAAATGCCTAACAGTTGGATGGCCTAAATATGTCTCAATCAGATTACGATCCAATCATTGACGAAGCTAAACAGTTTCTAAAACTCTGCAATGACGCGGAGACAATGAATCGTCAACAAGGCTTAGAGGACTTGAAGTTTGTCTCAGCCGGTGAACAATGGCCAGTAGAACTACAGAACAGCCGAAACCTTGAGTCGCGTCCAATTCTGACCATCAACAAACTTGATGGTTATTGCCGGCAAGTGACCAATCAACAACGTCAGCAGCGCCCACGGATTAAAGTCCACGGCATGAACACTCAGGCCAACAAAAAGACCGCTGAAGTTATTGAGGGCATTTGCAGGCACATTGAGGTCAATTCAAACGCTGACAACGCATACGACACGGCTTTTGACTACGCAGTTCGCATGGGGTGGGGCTATATTCGCCTGATTACAAAGTATGTTTCAGACGAAAGTTTCAATCAGGAAATTTACATTGATGCGGTGGATAACCCATTCACAGTGTATTTCGACCCAAATTCCACGCGAATTGACGGCTCAGATGCCGAGCGTTGTTTAATTACAACAATGATTAGCAAAGACAAATTTGCGGTGATGTACCCAGACGCAGACGATGGCGGTGGAACTTCGTTTACTCAGCGCGGCACAGGCGACTCACAATCCGAGTGGATTACCAAAGAGGACATTCGGGTCGCTGAGTATTACTACGCGGTCATGGAAAAGGCCAAGCTCTACCAATTAAGCGATGGCACAACACAATATGCCGATGGTAAAGATTTCTTTAGTAGAGTTGAAGCCGCGGGCTTGACCATTGAGAATGAGCGTGATTCTTACAAGCGCACAATCAAATATAAGAAACTGACGGCTATTGAGGTGCTTGAGGAGCGCGACTGGCCAAGCAAATACATTCCAATTGTGCCTGTTTATGGTCGCCATGTGGTTGTTGGAGACAAACGCCACAAGTTTGGTATTGTCCGCCACGCTAAAGACGCTCAGAGAATGTATAACTTTTGGCAGACCACCATCACGGAGTCTGTTGCACTTGCACCAAAAGCCAAGTGGTTGATGGCAGAAGGCCAAGACGAGGGCCACGAAAACGAATGGGCCGCGGCTAACGTTAAGTCGTTTCCTTTGCTTCGCTATAAGCAAACCGACATTGACGGCAACCCAGCGCCTCCGCCAACAAGATTACAACCTGAGCCGCCACCAAGCGGTGTGATGGCCGCCTCTGCCGCTATTAATCAAGACATTGCCACGTTGATGGGCATTTTTGACCCGTCTCAGCAGTTGCCAGGCAACATTTCAGGCAAGGCTTTGAATGGCCAACAACAACAAGTTGACCTAACAAACTTTGATTTCTACGACAACCTCACCAAATCTATTTGCCAAGTTGGTAAGATTATTCTCGACCTAACGCCTAAAATTTACGACACGCAACGCGTAATGCGGATTATTGGTGACGATGGGAAACCTGATTTGGTGACGATTAACGAAGTCAAACAGGACGCTCAGGGCGTTTATCAGGTCTTGCACGACATGACAATCGGTCAATATGATGTGGTTATGGAGACAGGGCCAGGCTACAACAGTAAGCGCGAAGCAGCAGTCGAGGCCATGATGCCTTTGCTAAACGGCAACCAACAACTATTTGGTATTGCAGGCGACTTGGTGTTCAGAAACATGGACTTCCCTGGCGCAGACATCATTGCCGACCGCTTGGCCGCTGCCAATCCTTTGGCGCAGATCGATGAGAAATCTGACATTCCGCCTCAAGTTCAGATGCAATTGGCGCAAAGCAAAAAACAAGTTCAGCAGATGACTCAACAGATTCAGGCTATGCAGTTGGCCATGAAGCAACGTCAGGACATTGAGCAAGTTAAGCAAGACGCAGAAACTAAGCGGGTTCTTATCAAAGAGACAAACCGCGGCCATGACATTGAGTTGCGTGACCAAGAGCGCCATGCCGACATGAAGATGAAGGTTGACGCACAGGCTCACGACACCATTGTGAAGACTCAGACTCAGTTGGAAATTGAACAAATGAAAGCGCAAGTTGCTTTGTTGTTGGCCCAGTTGGATAGAGAATCATTAAAAAATGCGTCTGCTGAAACAACAGAGCGTGCAATTTAAACAAATTTGTGGTAAAAACCACTAAACCTTACCCGTGAGGAACACGGGGAAAACCCTTGAGGCAACTCATGCAAAGTGATAAAGAAGCGGGTCAAGTATTGACTAGCGAGAATTCGGCAGATTTTTATTTCGCAAAATTAGGAATAGCTGACAAGCCTGAAGCCGCGGCCGGAGTTGAGGAAACTCCTTCGGAGCCGGTGGAGGAAGCCAATCAGAGTAGTTCTAGCGAGGAAACTGAAGCCAAGCCGACAGAGGAGCGGAAATCTAATCCAAAACTCGAGAAGCGATTTTCAGACATAACGAGACAACGTGAAGAAGCGCGTAAAGAAGCGCAACGGGAACGGGAAGCTCGGGAAAGTTTGGAGAAAGAAGTAGCAGCATTGCGTCAACAGTCACGGCCTCAACCGGTCAGGACTATGGATGCAAAGCCTCAGCCAAGCCAGTTCTCTGATGCTTTTGAATATGCAGAAGCATTAGCAGAGTTTTCTACTGAGCAAGCATTGTTAAAGCGAGATCAAGAGGAACGTGATCGTAGGGTCGATGAACAGCGTCAAAAGGTTATCCAATCTTGGGCGCAAAAAGTGACAACAGCGAAAACGGAGATGCCTGATTTTGATGACATGGTAGCGTCAAGTGATGTGGTCGTTCCTGACCATATACGGGATGCGATTTTGGAAAGTGATGCAGGCCCACGAATTCTTTATGAATTGGCGGACAATGCAGAACTAGCCAAGAAAATTACCACAATGTCAGCAAGTGCCGCGCTACGCGAGATTGGTAGATTGGAAGCGCGTTTTGAGAGGAAAACTGAAAATGCGCCTAGCAATCCTGTGGGTAAAAGTAAAGCACCACCTCCGATCAATCCGATCAGAGCGTCTGGAAATGCAATGGGTGTCCAAGTAGATGCGAATGGCGCATTTCACGGAACATACCAAGCGTGGAAAGAAGCTCGCAAGGCCGGAAAGATTAGATAAATTTGTTTTTTAAATTAAAGGATTAATCATGAGCAATACGCTTGCTTACCATTAGCAAGATCACCAACGAAGCGTTGATGGTCTTGGAGAATGAGTTGACTTTCACCTCTGAAGTTGACCGCAACTATGATGACCAATTTGCCGTTGTCGGTGGCAAAATTGGTAACACAGTTAACGTCCGCAGACCTGGCCGTTTCATCGGTACAACTGGCCCCGCTTTGAACGTTGAAGACTTCAACGAGACTAGCGTGCCTGTTACCTTGAGCACCCAGTTCCACGTTGACACACAGTTCACCACACAAGATTTGGCATTGTCTTTGGATATGTTCTCTGACCGCGTGTTGAAGCCTGCTGTGGCCGCTATTGCCAACAAGATTGACCGCGATGGTTTGTCCTTGGCTGCTTCACAAACCGCAAACATCGTTGGTGTTGCCGGTACGCCCCCCACTGGTTTGATTACTTATCTGACCGCTGGCGCTTACCTTGACTCCGAAGGCGCACCCCGCGATGGTCGTCGTTCATGTATCGTTGAGCCCTTCACAAGCGCAACCATCGTGGACAGCCTGAAAGGTTTGTTTGTTCCCCAAGAAGCCATTGGCGAACAGTATCGCAAGGGTTTGATGGGTCGTGACTCTGCCGGTGTAAACTGGAAGTTGGATCAGAACGTTGTGTCTCAGACATTCGGTTCATGGTCTGCTAACACCATTGCTTGCAACGTGACAACCGCAACTGGCTTCCTGACTTCTGGTTGGGCTCAGTATTCCACCATCGCTTTGACCGCATCTTCAGCTTCTACTTTGAACGCTGGTGATGTGTTCACAATCCCTGGCGTGTTTGCTGTCAACCCCCAGAATCGTCAGTCTTACGGCAAATTGCGTAACTTCGTGGTTCAGTCCACCACTGCTGTTGGCACTAGCGCAACTTCTGTTGTTGTTAGTCCTGCCATCATCTCTGGCGGTCAGTTCCAGAACGTAAACATCACTTCTTCTGGCGCACAAAACATTACAGCGTTTAACAACACTGGCGTGTCTAGCCCCCAGAACATTATGATGCACCGCAATGCCTTCACGCTGGCAGTGGCCGATCTTGAATTGCCTGATGGCGTTCACTTTGCCGGTCGTGCCTCTGACAAGGAAATTGGTTTGTCAATGCGTGTGGTTCGTCAATACACCATCAACAACGACTCCATTCCCACACGTTTGGACGTTTTGTATGGTTGGGCTCCTCTGTACCCAGAGTTGTCTTGCCGTATTGCCGCCTAATTAACCATTTTTAAGGAAAAATATCATGGCAAATCCTGGACCATCAACCACAGTAACCGCAAACTACCTGTTCAATGGTGACGCAAGCAATGGCGTCTTGTTGGGCGGTTCAGCCACCAAATTGGTTGGCTTTCACGGCGCTACTCCCGTGGCTCAAGCCGCTGCAATTACTGCTATTAGCAACTCTGCTACTGGCACTGAAATCGCTACAGCGGTGAACGCCATCATTACTGCATTGAAAAACAAGGGCTTAACAGCCTAAGTTGCAATGCAATAAATGGAAAGAGCCGTCCTCAAAAGGGATGGCTTTTTTTCTTTTATCGGTATAATTTACTCATTCTTCAAAGGAATAATTATGTCTTCAACGACTGTAACCCGTGGCAACAGCCACGAAACTTTCTACATTGGCCCAACACTTGCTCCTGCCGCAGTATCCGCTTACACAAGTGCTGTTCAGACCTTTAGTGTGCCTGGCCTTTTGACAAGCGATTACGTTATTGTGATTGGCGCTGTTGGCGTTCAGACTGCGGGCATCTTGCCTGGCGAGGCTGATTGCTACACCAATGGTGTTTTGTCCATTCAGTTTTTGAATGTGACTAACGCTAGTGCAACTCCGTCTCAAGGCGTGTACGCAATCCAAGTGATTCGTACAGAAGGCCCATTGCCCGCAAACGCTGCTTAATCATGGCTAATACATCTGTTATCCGAATTGGCGGTAAGACTGCGGCACTTAGTGTCACGGCTTCTGCGCACTTGGCTGTTCAGTTGACCGCTAACACTAATGATTTGATTAACTACGTTGCTTGCCTAAACCTCGGTTCGGTAAGCGTAGCAATTAAATTCAGTCAGCTTTCAACTGATTCAGCGACTTTGCCTGTTGATGGGACACCTGGCGACTTTTTGTTGCCTCCGCTTATGACAACCCCCGTTGTTGTGGCGTGTCCTCCCATCGGTGGTCAATTACCATGTTATGTGACGGCCATCGGCTCCGCTGCCGGCCCTAGCCTTGTTTACTTGACTCCCGCTGTGGATCAATCTTGATGACCAATGCCGCCAGTACCTCTACGATCAACATAGTTCCTGTTCAGGGCATCTTTGGGCCACAACCAACTTTTACATTGGTAAGTCTCATTGGCCCTGCGGGAACTCCGTTTTACCCTAATATCAACCCACAGCAATCGGGTTTGGCTATTACGGGAAGCACAATTAACAGTAGCGTTATTGGCGGCATCACCCCTTCATTGGGGACGTTTACAAATATATTGGCCACAACAGGTCAAGTCACAACGGCTCCGACTAGCAACACAGACATTGCTAATAAGTTTTATGTTGACCAGATCGCTCAGGGTTTAAGCCCTAAACAAGCGGTCAAATGCGGAACTACCGCTTCAATTACGCTATCAGGTCTTCAGACCATTGATGGCTACACCACATTGTCGGGTGATCGAGTCCTAGTCAAGAATCAGGGAACATCGTCACAAAACGGCATTTATATCGCGTCTGCAAGCGCATGGACTCGCGCAACGGATATGGATGTGTGGGCAGAAGTGCCAGGTGCATACACAGTCGTCCTAAATGGTGGCCAAGCTCAGACGGGATGGGTGTCCACCTCTGCTGATACGGGGACAATTAACGTCACGGCAATTACTTTTGTGCAGTTTTCAGGCAACGGAACTTACTATGCCGGCACAGGATTAAGCCTTTCCTCAAATACCTTTAGTATCACAAACACAGGCGTGACGGCAGCTTCGGTTGGTTCGGCCTCTAAGACGCTGACGGCCACAGTAAACGCTCAAGGTCAATTGACTGCGTTGGCTGATGTAAATATAGCGATTGCAAACACTCAAGTCTCAGGCTTGGGAACAATGTCCACGCAAAATGCCAACAATGTGGCCATCACGGGCGGAACAATCACAGGAACGCCCATAAGCGGCTCAACTGTTGGCGGTAGCACTATCACTGCGTCAACGCAGTTCAGCGGGCCTGGCACTGGTTTAACCGGCACAGCAAGCGGCTTATCTATCGGTGGAAGCGCGGCAAGTGCAACTTCAGCGGGAAGTGTGACAAATAGCGTCACTTTTAACAATGGTGGCTCGGGTGGCGTTACGGGATCAACATTTAATGGTTTTGCCGCATTAACTGTCAGCTACAACACGATTGGAGCGCCCTCAATAACTGGAGCAAACGCTTCAGGAACTTGGGGCATAAGCATTTCAGGCAATGCAGCAACTGTTACTAATGGACTTTATTCCACGGGTTCTTACTCAAACCCGACTTGGTTGACCTCTATTTTGGGGTCAATTGTGAGTGGTGCGGTTGCATCGGCTACTAATGCGACAAACGCCACAAATGCAACTAATCTGTCTGCGGGAACGGCTTTTTCTTTCCCTTATCAGTCTGCGGTAGGTGTCACGGCTTATTTGGCCTCTAGCACTGCGGGATATTTACTGACCACAAATGGCGCGGCAACTCCAACATGGACTAACCCCGCAACTTTGGCGGTAAGTTCTGCGACTACCGCGACTAATTTAGCGGGTGGGGCGGCAAGTCAAATCCCTTACCAAACAGGGTCGGGTGCTACATCTTTTGTGGCCAATGGCACGACAGGTCAAGTTTTAACCTCAAACGGAACTTCAGCGCCATCTTGGTCAACTCCATCTGCTTATGCGACAGTCACGGACGACACAACCACTAACGCGACTCGTTATCCGTTGTTTGCCGCAGCCACATCGGGAAATTTGGCCACGGAATATGTTTCCTCTACCAAATACCAATTCAACCCTTTTAGCGGTTTATTGACGGCCACAGGGTTTAGCGGCTCGGGTGCGAATCTGACAAGCATCCCAAATAGTGCATTGGTTAATTCAAGCATCACAATCGGCTCTACAAGCGTTTCTTTAGGTGCGACTGCCACAACCATAGCGGGTCTGACTTCTGTGACTTCTACGACCTTTGTAGGGGCTTTGACGGGTAACGCGAGTACGGCAACGACCGCGACCACCGCAACAAATGCGACAAATACAGCGATTACAGACGACACAACAACCGCGGCTGTGGTTTATCCAACTTGGGTGACTTCAACCTCGGGTAATTTGCCGCAAAAAACATCGTCCACAAAATTACAATTTAACCCAAGCACAGGGGCTTTGACGGCCTCACAACTTGTCATTGCTCCATAAGGAAACATCATGGGAACTTTAGTCTTTCAAGCAACACTCGGTGGTCAAGTTAACCTGACTGGCCCAAACACTGCGTCAACTTTCACGATCAGCGTCCCTGCGGTGACTGGAACAATGATTACCTCTGGCGACTCGGCTACTGTAACCAGTACCATGATTTCTGGCCCAATCACAACGGCTAAAGGCGGTACAGGACTAACATCTTTTACAGCCAATCAAGTTTTTTACGCATCTAGCACATCTGCATTTGCACAAAGTTCTAATTTGCAATTTAGCGGTACTGACCTGACTGTTTATGGTCTAACTGTTGGCCGTGGTGCAGGTGCTGTGGCTACCAATACTGCGGTGGGTGCTAGTGCTTTGGCTAGTATTACTTCTGGTGGTTCTAATACAGGCATTGGTCGTCTTGCTTTATACGGCACGACTACGGGCGCTTCAAACACAACGCTTGGCAACAGCTCTGCTCAGTCCAACACAACTGGCTCAAGCAATGTAGCCGTTGGCGACAATGCACTTTTCTCAAACACCACAGCATCTAACAATACTGCTGTAGGTTATCAGGCGGGGTATAGCAATACTACTGGATTGGAAATTGTTGCTGTTGGAGAGTCTTCTCTATATACCAATACAACAGGTAATTACAACGTAGCCGTTGGCAATAAATCTTTGTACGGCAATTCAACAGGCAATGGTAATACCGCCATTGGTCGCACTGCGCTTAACCGCAACACCACAGGTGGTTCAAACACCGCAGTTGGTTCATACGATGGATCAACACTTCCTGCTTTGTATTACAACACCACAGGCTCATACAACTCTGCGCTTGGCGTTGGCGCACTTGCGAGCAACACCACCGCCTCCAGCAACACTGCTGTAGGTTATCGTGCCGCTTACGCAAATACGACTGGCGCTGGTATTACAGCAATTGGTTCGGATGTTCTTGCCGCAAATACAACTGGTGTATCCAATGTGGGTGTTGGTGGAACATGGGCGGCTAACTTAGCGGGTGCTTTAAACGCAAACACTACGGGTTCATCTAACACAGCAATAGGTGTGGGTGCGCTTACATCTAACACCACAACCTCAAATAACACTGCCGTTGGCTACCAATCCCTTTACGCTAACACAGCAAACAACAACGTAGCTGTTGGATATGCCTCATTAAAAGCCAATACATCTGGAACGCAAAATACAGGTATTGGTCAGTCGGCTGGTTTTGGTACAACCACAGGAACAGATAACACTTTTCTTGGTTTTACAACTGGGTACGCCAATACAACTGGTGCTAACAATACGGCATTAGGTTCTCAAGCTCTTAATGCAAACACCACAGCATCTAACAACACTGCTTTAGGTTATCAGGCGGGACTTAATTCAACTGGCGGAGGCAGTACTTTCCTTGGCAATGCTGCGGGGTCTAACTTAACCAGCGGGGCTAACGGGATATATATTGGAAACTCATGTGCCGCAAGTGCGGGTTCAGTAGGTACTGAAATTGTTATTGGCATATCCTCTACAGGTAAAGGCACAAATACTGGTTACATTAACCCTAATGGTGGGGGCGTTTACCAAGGCAATAACTCAGCAACATGGTCTATTACTTCTGACCAGCGTTTAAAGAAAAACATTGTTGATAACACAACTGGCTTAAACGCAATCAATTTAATTCGTGTTCGTAATTTTGAATACAGAACAGCACAAGAAGTTACAGAATTGCCAACTCATAGCGTAATTGATAAATTGGGTGTTCAACTTGGCGTAATTGCTCAAGAATTGCAAACTGTTTTGCCTGATTGCGTAAAGACAGAATCAACTGGTGTGATGACTGTGGATACAACAAACCTTACTTGGTATCTTGTTAACGCAATCAAAGAGCAACAAGCCCTAATCGTTTCTCTCAAGGCACGTTTGGATGCCGCTAATCTGTAATGAAATACAAAAGTTATTGCTGTCAAAAATGCGGTGAACAAATTGGATGGCTTGGCCGCATACTCGTTTTTACTCATAAATGCAAAGGAAAATCATGACTACTGAAACTATCACCGCAGAACAAATTGCCAAGCACTTTGATGCCGCAATGGACAGCGTAAACCTGATTAACGCAGGACAACCCGAAGGCATGACTGCCGAAGATTGGGCAGACTGTTTGTCTAGGAATAAAGAGCATCTGGTCATTATGTTGGCTAAAGACTTTTGGACAACAGAAGATTTGTCACCACTACAGGCGGCTTCAGCATGAATTACGTTTGGGAAATCACTGATGCGCCATCAGTCGATGGCCTAATCTTGTCCGCTAGTTACTCAGTCACTTTGAATGACGATCAATACTCAATTAGCTCTGAAGGCCATTGGGTTTTTGACTCACCTGCAATGGTGACGCCATACGACCAAGTAACCAAGGAAATGATTGTGCAATGGATTGAGGACGCCTCTATCGTTGACGGGGTAAGTAGAATAAAATCTAACCTAGAAAAGCAGCTAAACGCGCTTAAAACCCCACAGCGTTCAGGACTTCCGTGGATGCCTGGCACTTTTACGCTTTAAGGATAAATCATGGTAATGCCGATTGACATTGTTTCTAGGGCGCTCAAAGACATTGGCGCTTTGGAGGCGGGCGAGACACCTACCCCTGAAGCGGCTCAAGACGCATTTGATATGCTGAACGATATGCTCGATCAGTGGTCAAACGAAGACATGATGGTGTTTAACTTTACCGAAATTATTTTCCCGATCATTTCAGGTCAAACTCAATACACAATTGGCCCTAACCCAAGCACCGCTAACTTCATTGGCGCGTCTTTTACTGGTTCAATCACGGGAAATATCCTGACTGTCACCGGCATTACTTCAGGCGCTATTGCTCAAGGACAGACCCTAAGCGGAACGGGTATCGCTGCCGGCACAAAGATTACTCAGTTTTTAACGGGCGCGGGTGGTAATGTTAACGAAGTCGGCACATACCAACTGAACACTTACCAAACTGTTGGCTCTACGGCAATCACTGCTTACTACCAAAAACCTTTAAGCCTTAACTCAGCGTTTGTCAGAATTAACACCAATTCCAACGGGCAACCCATCTTAAATGGTGGCCTTGACTACCCCGTGTCGGTTTTAACCTTGCAAGACTACGAATTGATCGGTTTAAAAACGCTGAACGGCCCTTGGCCAAAAGCGGTTTACTTTAACCCTGGCGAGGACTCAGGCAACCTATTCGTTTGGCCAAACCCGTCTCAAGGCGAATTACACTTATTTGCCAACACAATTTTCAGCCGCTACGAAAGCCTGAACACCCCAATCGTTCTCCCTCAAGGGTATTCAATGGCCGTCAGGTGGTGTTTGGCAGAGCGTTTAATGCCGATGTACGGCAAAGCCTCACAAACGCAAATTTCAATGATTATGAAGTTTGCCGCACAAGGCAAGGCTACTCTTAAGCGCACAAACATGGGGCCGCTACAAGTCGCTCAGTATGCAGATGCGTTGTTGGTGGGTCGGTCTAAAGATGCGGGTTGGATACTTTCGGGGGGTTTCTTGCGTTGACGGATATGTGATATAGTTAGTTCTTTTAAAGGAGCTAACCATGGACATTGAAACAAAACGAGCAAAACAACGGGAATATCAAAAAGCGTCTTACCTGAGAAAAAAGAATGGTGAAGGCCCAAGGCCACCAGGCAAGCCGGCAAATACTCCAGAAGTCCTTTGGAGTAAAGTTGATAAAAAAGGCGAAGACGAGTGTTGGAATTGGATTGGTTTAAAAAACAAACAAGGATATGGTCGGGTTCAAATAAATGAGTATTCTTACTACGCGCACAGAGTTATCTATTCTTTGGTGTATCCAAACATCATTGAATGGCGTGCGCCTAAAAATTCATCAGAATCAGGCTTTATTCTTCACCGTTGCGACAACCCATCTTGTTGCAATCCAAAACATTTGTTTGTTGGCAATCATGCTGATAACATGGCTGACAAAGCGGCTAAAGGTCGCTCTCCTGATTACAGTGGCGACAAAGGGCCAAGAGCAAAACTCACAATGGCCCAAGCCCGTGAAATCAGGCAACTTCGCAAAGATGGTGTGTCAGCCCGTGAACTTGCTCAAAAATATGAAATCAGCCTGCCTTCAATCAAAACACTTCTTAGGGGTGACTCTTATAAGGAATAAAAATGGCTGATTTCGGATTTGTGGGGCCGAGTTACGAAGCGGCATCAATTTATCAAGAGGCACAAGACTGCATAAATTTCTTTCCTGAGATTGACCCTTTAAAACAGGCCGGCAATCGTGGGGTGGTTGCGCTTTACCCAACGCCAGGTCTTACTACAAAAGTAGTTTTCTCCAACGCCCAAGAAGTTCGCGGTGTTCGCACCTTGTCGGGTGGTCAGCAAATGATTGCTGTTTGCGGCCCTTATGTTTACGTTTTAAGCTCTAACCTGACGCCTTCTGTTGTTGGCTTGCTTAACTCTAGCTCTGGTCGTGTGGGAATCTCTGACAACGGAATCAACGTCAACATTGTGGACGGGGTTTATCGTTACACATGGAGAATTTCTAATCCATCGACTGCTATTTTTACGGGCTCAATCAGCGGAACGACATTAACTGTCACTCAAGTTAGTAGCGGTGTGTTGGCTGCGGGACAATCCGTTTATGGAATCGGCATAACCCCTGAAACAGTGATTACAGCGCTTGGATCAGGTTCAGGCGGGGTTGGTACATACACAGTCAATTTGTCGCAAACTGTGGCCGCTGAGGGGCTTAATTCGGCCACTGTGGGTTGTTTGTTTACCGGCTCAATGACGGGAACGACTTTAACTGTGACTGCGGTGACAAGTGGCACTCTTTATGTTGGCCAAACGATTATTGGCTCGGGCGTTTCTGCCAATCTAATTATTACGGCTTTGGGTACGGGTACGGGCGGCATAGGAACTTACACGATTAGCGCAACTCAGACAGTGGCCTCGCGCACTCTTTATGCGTTGTCGTTCTCTGTTTTGCCATCGTCTGACGGGGCGTTTAGCGGTGGAAATGCCATTGATATTGTGGACAATTACTTTGTCTATAACGACCCTGGCACTCAGGAGTGGGGCGCTTCTGACCTTTTAAGCCCTTTGTCGGGTTCTACAAGTTACGCCTTAAAAGACGTTGCGCCTGATAAATTGGTCGCTTTGATTGTTGACCACCGCGAAGTTTATCTAATGGGTGAGGCATCGTCTGAGGTTTGGACGGATGTGGGCGCTGTGCCGTTTCCGTTCCAGAGAATCCCTGGCACTTCTACCCAACACGGCATTGGCGCTCAGTTTTCCTTGTCTCGTTTGGGCAATTCCTTTGCTTACGTCTCACGCAACTCGCGTGGCCAAGCACAAATCATGCAAATGAATGGTTATATTCCTGAAAGGATTTCCACTCACGCGGTTGAAAATACCCTGACCAATCAGAACATTTCTGACGCTATTGCGTGGACATATCAGCTAGAGGGTCATGAATGTTATGTCGTGACTTTCCCATCTTTGCAATTAACTTGGGTTTACGACATAGCCACTCAAATGTGGCATAAATGGCTGTATTTGAGCGATACAGGCAGTTATCAACGCCATCGCGGTAATTGTTGCACTTTGTTTCAAGGCATGGTTTTGGTTGGTGACTACGACAACGGCAAACTATATATGCTTGACCGCACCAACTTTACCGATGACGGGCAGACAATTCGCAGGCTAAGACGCGCACCGCACTTGGTAACTGACCTTCAAAGGCAGTATTTTGATGAGTTGCAGATTCAGTTTCAGCCTGGCGTTGGTACTACGGGTCTATCGACTGAAATTTATTTCAACAATGAAATTTACATTGGCTCGACTTACTACATTGGTTCGACCGCCACTTTTAACATTGGCCCTGACGCTATTTATATTCTTGGCGACAAGATTACGCAGAATTCACCGACCACAACGAATCCGCAAGCAATGCTTCGTTGGTCAAATGATGGTGGTTCTACTTGGTCGCGTGAGTATTGGGTCAGTATTGGCCAATTAGGTAAATACCGCAATCGTGCCATTTGGAGACGTTTGGGAACGGCTCGTGACAGGATTTATGAGGTTTCGATTAGTGATCCAATAAATGCGGTAATTGTGTCGGCTAACCTCAAAGCAAGTCAGGGAGAGAATTAATGGCCACAGGACTATCTTCCTCGCAACAGATCAATCCATACCCCCAATCGGAATTTTTAGAGCCAATGACAAAAAGACCAACACGGGCATGGCAACAATTCTTCTTAAATTTGGTAAACTTCAGTAGTAGCGCAACGGCCACCTCTGGGTCTGGAACTTTGCCTGCAAATCCTGTTGGCTTTATCAACGTGACTGTGAATGGTAAGCCATTTAAAGTCCCTTATTACAATGTTTAAGGATTTGTAATGCGATTTGACCCTAATTCATATATGTCTGAAGACGGAGAAGCCGGCTTTGACATTGGGGCTGGCCCTTTCAATCCTAAAGCCAATCCTGAAGAAAAATTAGCACAACAAATTGCGGCAACTGGTGTAAGCGCAACAGCGGCGGCTCAGATGGCCCAAACTTTGGCTAATTCTGGCATCACAGATATTAACCAACTTGGTATGGTTGATGTGCCTTATGACACTCAAGTCAATTTAAATGGTGCTGGTCAGTTTGTTGATTTGCAAGGAAACATTGTTGACCCAAGCAAAGTTACGGCTCAAGACGTTAGCGGTGAATATGGCAGTCAGACTGTTTACACGGCTCCTATTACCACCTCAAGTCTGTTGGGAAACAAAGAAACGGGTCAGCGGATTGATTCGCCTTTTAGCACTAGCGAAAACACAGCGCCAGGTTTATTTGGCGGTGAAGGAAGCACTGGATTTCATGTTAATTTTGATGCTCAGGGAAATCCTAAGTTTTCTACTTCTACAATCAAAGATGATAATTCAGCGCTTGGTTCATTGGCGACCATCGGTTTAAGTATTGCGTTTCCTGAGTTTGCCCCATTGATTTCGGGCGCTTCTACTGCGCTTCAGGGTGGGAACATTGGTGACGTTTTAAAGAGCGCAGCATTAGGTTATGCGGGTCAACAATTGATGGGTGGCTTAAATGCTCCCGAAATTGGCCCGTCTCAAATACCTCAAGAATTGCCTCCTAGTTTCAATCAGTACCTTGCGCCTGAAGCCGTTATCCAACCGCCAGTCGCAACGTCTTATCCAGTACCCGATCAAACGCCCTTCCAAGGTCAAATAACAAATATTCCTGAGCCGGTTGCAACGTCTTACCCCGTTCCCGATCAAACACCTTTTCAGGGTCAGATCACAAACTTTCCTCAGCCTGAAACAACATTGGCTGATTTAGCCAATATTGCGCCACAGCCTGAAGCGATTTCTTACCCTGAGCAAATTCCACCTCAAGCTCAGACAACAAATTACCCACAACCTGAAAACGTTGTTCAACCACAAACATCTTTAGCTGACGTTGCTAAGATTGCGCCCGAACAGCCATTTAATCAAACGCCTTTATCAGATATGGCTACTGTGCCAACTGAGACAGGTTCTCAAGAGGCTATTCAAAGATTACAAGACAATCTTGAGCAATATAAACAAACAACTGCTGTTGCGCCTGTTACAACGCCACTGTCTGACATTGCAAATATGCAACCCGTGGATTACTCGTTAGCATCAACCAATCCTAATTTGGAAGCTATGGGTGGCGCACAAGGCATCGTTGCACCTGATTATGCTAATTTGCCTGAGATGAATGGCGCACAAGGTTTTGTGCCAACTGCTACAAATACTTTAAGCCCTGGTGCGATGACTGCGCCTTACACGATAGGTGGCAATTTGGGTCAAACTGCCGCGGGATTAATTTCGCCCGTGCCAAACTACACCGATTATTCTTTGCAACCAGCAAATGCAACTCAAGGAATCGTGGCTAACCCTAATGCAAACTTAGAAGCGATGGGTGGTGGACAAGGTATTTTGCCACCTGAGTCTGCTAATCTGGCATCAATGGGCGGTGGTCAAGGTTTAACAGCGTTGGCCGCAGGCGGTGGCGTTTTGGGCGCAACTGGAGTTAATACAGGTGCAAGCCTTGCGGGTAATCTTGGTGCAAGTTTAGCGGGAACTGGTTTACCAAACGCAAACTTAGCAGGCACAGGTTTAGGGGCAACTAGCGCGGGAGCAGGCAATCTTGCTAATGCTGCCGCACCAATTACAGGAGGCTCAGGTATGGGCGATTTACTTTCAGGACTTTCACCGCTTCAAATAGCGTCTTTGGGTAGTGCCTTGCTTGGTACGACTGGATCATTGATTTCCAACAATGCAATTAATAATGCTCAAGCAACACAAAATGCTTCAGCTCAAAAATCTTTGGGTACGCTTGGTGACATTTACAACACAAACTTAAAAAGTATTGCTCCTTATCAAGAAGCTGGTGTGGGTGGGCTGAATGAAATCAACAAACAGATGCCATATTTGACACATCAGTTTGATGCAAATGATTTAAACTCTGGCCTAGCCCCCAACTATCAATTTATGTTGGGACAAGGGCAAATGGCCAACCAACGTGCGGCAAATGTTGGAGGCGGTGCTTTGTCTGGAAACACCCTGACAGGTCTGAATCGTTACACCCAAGACTACGCGGGCAACGCTTATCAGAACGCGTTTAACAACTACAACACTCAACGCAACAACATTTACAACACGTTGTCAGGTATTGCTGGGCTTGGTTCTACCGCTAACCAACAAGGTATTGGCGCGGGTACATCTTACGGCACAAACACCACTAACCTTAATACTGGCTTGGCTGCGGCTAATGCAGCGGCTACGATTGGTAAGGCACAGAATACTGGTTCAACAATTTCTAACCTTGGCAATACCGCATTGTTGGCAAGTTTGTTGGGTCAAACTAATACTGTGAGCAATGTTGACAAAGCAATTAATCCGTACTTCTCTCTCCTTGGAGGCCCATAATGGCTGAGTTTTTTACTGGTTACTCCAACGCTGTACCCAAGCAGACGTCATTGTCTGACATTATGAACATGGCTTCTGGTATTCAAAACTACCAACAAGCTCAACAAATGAATCCTTTGACGTTGCGTAAAGCCGCGGCAGAGACTCAAGTATCAGAAGCTACAGCACCCACTCGTATTGCTGAACAACAAGCCCAAACTGAAACTGCTATCACAGGCGCTAACTCAGCCAAGTTAAAAAATGCTCGTGAGCATTTGGATAACGTAAAACGTGAGTCTATAAAGTTATTGCAAGAAGACAAGTTAACTCGAGATGACGTAATTGACCACTACAAAAAAACCATTAAAAACGTGGGTGGCGATGACAATGTAATTAATCAAGCTATTGAAAGAATTCCTCAGACCAACGACACCAACGCTTTAAAGACTTGGATTGCGCGTGACTTTACGGGTGCTTTGAGTGCTGAAAGTCAGATTGATAAATTGTTTCCCACGGCCACCATGGTTTCAACAGGCGCAAAATCAGTTCCTACGCAAATGGGTTCCGCTATTGCGTTTGGTACGCCTGGCACTCAAGTTGGCAAATCCATTGAGGCAGAATTGCCACCAACAACTCAAGTTATTAATTCTCAGTCTGGTGCAGGCCAGTTGCTTGGCCCTCTTTCACAGCGTCAGCCAGGTCAGCCTTTGCAAACTACCCTTGGCCCTGCTCAGACACAAATGGCGCAAGCCGGTGGTGAAACCGCTTCTACGGATTATGTGGACACAATCAACAAAGCCAAAAACGCTCAAAATCGTATTGGCACATTGCAAAACATTCGCAATCTGTCTGAGAAAGCGTTTACGGGCGTTGGTGGTGGCCGCAAAGAGTTGTTGGCCGGTGTTGCTAACGCTGTTGGCATCCCCGCTTATGAAATGGAAAAAACTGCCACGGATGAGTTGGCCAAGAACAGCGCTTTGTTAGCGCTTGCCGGTGGTAATACTGACGCGGCTCGTGCATTGGCTGAAATTGCAAACCCCAACAAGAAAATGAACGAAGGCGCTATTAAGGGCGTTGTCAATCAACTTATTGGCGTTGAAAAATTAAACATGGCAAAAGCTGATTACATGGCACAATTTGCTACAAATCCTGATGTTTACAATCAAAAACTTCAGTTGTTTAACAAGATTGCTGACCCTCGTTTGTTTCAGGAAATGTCCCCCGCTGATGTTGCTCAATTAAAACGTTCAATGTCAGATGCGGAACGCAAAGACCTGTCAAACAAAATCATGCAAGCTAAGATGTTGGGGATTATTAAATAATGGCCTCTCTTGCTGAACTTTGGGATGCCGCCCCCGCACCGGCAACAACTGATAAACGTCAAGTTGATCGCATGGCCGTCTTGCAAGATGAGATGTCAAAGGCAAAACAACGCTTGGCCAGTGGCGACCAAAGAGCGCAAAGAGACATAGAGTCTTTGACCCGTGAAATGGGCGGCAAAGTATCTCCACAAGTAGCGCCTCAAATAGCGCCCCAAATGGCCCCACAAGCTGCCCCACAAGCCCCACAAGAGCAAACGTTGGCTAATCTGTGGGAAGTTACGCCCGCGGCCGCAGAGCCGGCTAAAGTGATTAAAAAGCCTGACACCTCAATGTCTCAAATGGCGTCTCAGTTTTACAACAATTTGCAACAAAGCAAAAAAGACTTTGGCGCTGGCCTTGCATCTTTGGCAGACACGACTGTTGGTGGAATTTTGCCAATGTCGGGGCAAGTTGTTCAAGCGGCTACGCGCCCATTTACTACGCCTGAAAAGGCTCAGGAATATGGCCAATCAGTTACAAGTGCACTAGAAAAACCATTTGGTAAAGCGTTTGGCGTTACTGAAAACCCCGCTTACAAGGGTGAGGCTTCACGTCAATTGATGGATTTTGTTGGTCAGAACATCAATAAAGGCGCTGAGTGGATTGCTTCTAAAACAGGCTTACCACTTGCTGACGTGCAAAACATGGTTGGAACGGCTACAGTGGCCGCACCAGGCATGATGGCTAAACCTTTAGGCGTGGTTGCAAAGCCATTTGTGAAAGGCGCTGAGACTTTAAACAGATATGCCAATGAACTGCAAACTGGAGCGCCTAGCCAACTACAACAACAATTTCAAGCCAAAGGCGGATTGCAAAGCGCGGGCGCTGCGGCCACGACTGACCAAGCAACTGTTCAGGCAATGTTGGCCAAAGCAAGTCCTGAGTTGCAGGCCGAGTTAAGAAACACGCCAGTCAATGAAATAAATATACCGGCTCTGGAGCGCCACGTTGAAGCGGATTCATTGCTTGTACCCGTTCGCTTGACAAAAGGACAAGCCACGCAAGACGTGAACTTATTGTCTGACGAAATGAACATGAGGGGCAAAAACCCTGAGTTGGCCAATCGTTTCAATGAGCAAAACGGAAAGTTGATTGAAAACATGAACGCAATCAGAGACACTGCCGCCCCTGATGTGTTTGGCACAAATCATCTTGAGAACGCTGACACAATCATCAATTCTTACAAAGCCCTTGATGACGCTAGAACGGCTGACATTTCCGCCAAATACAAAGCGCTTAAAGATGCCGCGGGCGGTGACTTTCCTATTGACGGAAAGCAGTTTGCAATTAATGCTAAAAAAATGTTGGGCAAAGACTTAAAGACTGACTTTTTGCCTCCCGCTATTGCTAAACAATTGGATCGTTACAGAAATGGCGAGACAATGACGTTTGAGCAATTTGAATCAATGCGGACTAATTTGGCGTCTGAAATGCGCAAAGCGGAGCGTTCTGGTGACGGAAACGCAAAAGCCGCTTCTAGCATTGTTCGGACGGCTTTAGAAGACTTGCCTTTGTCGGGTGAGGCCGAAACACTTAAACCTTTGGCTAATGAAGCAAGAAGCGCGGCCAAGGCTCGGTTTGATATGCTTAAAAAAGACCCCGCTTACGATGCCGCGGTTAATGATGCCGCACCTGATAAGTTTATCAATAAATATGTTATTGGTGGCAACAAGCGTGACCTTCAAGCAATGGTGGAGCAACTTGGCCAAGGGTCGGAAGGCCACCAAGCCGTGTCTGCCGCTACAGTTAATTGGTTAAAAAGCAAAGCTGGAGTCATTGATAACAATGGCAATTTCAGCCAAGCCGGATATAACAAAGCGCTTCAGCAACTTGACCCTAAGTTGTTGGAGTTGGTTGATGGGCAGACTGCACAACAATTAAAGGCTTTGGGTAATGTGGCCAGACACACACAAGCGCAGCCTCGTGGAAGTTATGTAAACCAATCCAATACATTTGTGGCCGGTGCAAAAGAGTTTGCCAAAGGCGCTCTTGAAAAAGGTGCTAATTATGGAATAGGTGCAGGCATTGTCCCCGTTGGCACAATGATTCGTGAGTCTGCCCAAAAACGTGCCATGAAACAACAAACTGAAGAATCTTTAAAGCCTGGCGCAGGCACAAAACTTTCTGACATTGGCAAATCACCAAAAGCCGTAAAAATTGATTTAACCGGCATGGCAAACAAGGAATAAATATGGCAGTCAATCTTTCCCCTATTGGTAACGGATTCCAATTCTTTACGACTACTGGCCTTCCCCTTGCCGGTGGGTTTATCTATACCTACGCGGCCGGCACAACCACGCCTCAGTCAACTTTCACAACCTCAACGGGTAATGTGGCCAACACCAATCCTATTCAGCTACAAACTGATGGCCGGCCCCCACAAGAGGTTTGGTTGACTTCGGGTTCAAATTACAAGTTTGTTTTGACTGACGCCAATCTGACAGTTATTCAAACTTACGACAACCTTTATGGAATTATTGGAACGACTGCCGCGGTGAGCGCTGTGCCATCTGGCGGTATTATTATGTGGTCGGGCTCTATTGGTTCTATTCCATCGGGCTACTACCTTTGTAATGGTCAGAATGGCACTCCAAACCTCTTGGATTCGTTTGTTGTGGGGTCAGGCAACACTTACGCGGTTGGCAACACTGGAGGTTTTACAGCGGCTTCCACAAGCAATGTGGGAACTTACCTTCCAACTTACTATTCACTAGCGTTTATTCAGAAAGCCTAAAATGAATGAAATTGATTTGGTGCAATACGGAGTGCTTCAACAAAAAGTTGATTCAATGGAGGCCAAGATTGACAAAATGGAAAGTCAATTAGACACCTTGATTGAACTGGCCAACAAAGGCCGCGGTGGTTTTTGGATGGGCATGGTGTTTGTGTCGGCAATTTCTACTTTTGTCGGTTATGTCACCCACTATTGGTCAAAATGAAATGGTTTTGGTTACTACTCATATCATTAGTTTTTTGGGCAAGTGCCAAAGCGCCTTGCGTAGTTACAGACTTTTACGCTCTAAGTTGGTTGGGCAACCCGTTGGAGAGGCATCAAAAATTGTCGGATTGGCTCACCGCGAATGGTGATAACTGTTCATCTGAGCAACTAGCGGGCATTTGGAACAACCTAGCGATGTGGGCGGGGACGGCAGACAGTGGAGAATTAAGGTCTAAGGTTCTTTACTATTATGCCAAGGCGGTTGAGAAAGAGAAAAAATGATAACTTTGAACAAATGGTATCCAATGGTTCAACCCAGTTATGACGCAAGAATGGTTTCGTTTGACAAGGCAATGGAGAAAAAATTAGCGGATTATAAATTAGCCGTTGAATGTAAGAAATTGGCCATTAAGACGCAAGAATTAGAAGTTGAGCTTTATAACAAACGGGCAGAGCAAAATACGATTGAACTTACGAATATGCACATAAATGTTCACAATGACAGACGTTTTGCTATTTTTGTGTAGGAGAAAACATGGAAGATTTAAGAGGAAAACTTACATTTGCAGTGACTTTAATGGTCAGCGCAACACTCTGTATTTGCATCTTAGGGATGGTAGGGGCTTTCATACTTGGTTTATGGGCCAAAGAAGTGGATAACTCAGAGATTTTTGCTTTGCTTAGTCCAGCCTTTCAAACCATCATTGGTGGATTTATTGGCCTTCTTGCTGGCGTAAAACTATCACATGATGAGGTTTCAAAATGATGGGCTTAGAGGCAATCTTGGGAATTGGCAATACGTTAATTCAAAGACTTATTCCTGATCCTGCGGCACAAGATGCGGCTCGCCTTGAATTGATGAAACTACAGCAGTCGGGTGAACTAGCGACAATGACGGCTCAAACCGACATTAACAAAGTTGAGGCGGCAAGCCCTAGCATTTTTGTGAGTGGTTGGCGGCCCGCAATTGGATGGGTTTGCGCTGCGGCTATGTGTTATCAATACCTTGTGCGTCCTTTTGTCACGGCTTTTTACCCGGCTTTGACGTTCCCAGGCTTGGATGACAACCTTTGGCAATTAATGATGGGTATGCTTGGCCTTGGTGGTTTAAGAACTTTTGAGAAAGTAAACAATGTCGCAGCTAAGTGAACACTTTTCCCTTGAAGAACTGACGCATACCGATCACAGAGAATATGATAATACGCCAAATGATGCAGAACTGGAAAACCTCAAACGCCTCGCAGAGTTCCTTGAGGAAGTCAAAGCGGCCTTGGGCGGAAGACCAGTTATGGTTAACTCAGCTTTTCGCAGTAAGCAGGTCAATGATGCTGTGGGCTCTAAAGATAGCAGTCAGCATCGCATTGGTTGTGCTGTGGACTTCCGAGTTCCTAAATTAACCCCAGATGAAGTTGTCAGAATAATTATTTCTGCCGGCCTACCTTACGATCAAGTTATTCGTGAGTTTGACGCTTGGACTCATGTAAGCATCCCTAACACGCCTGAATTGACGCCACGCAAGCAAGCACTTATTATTGACAAAACTGGAACTAGAACGTTCTCCTAAAGGAAAATCATGGCCACCAAGATGACATTGACACGCGAGAAGGTAAAACATACCGAGCCGACAAACTATGAAATTCAACGCGAGTATAAAAAAGAGCGCGAAAAAGTTATGGCTGTGGAAAAAGAATTAAAGAAGCATGAGAAAACTGACGCGGCTCATGCACATCCTATGCACCAATCTTCTCAAGCCTCCGCGCCTTTGCCATCAATGCGCAAGTAAAAAAAAGGGGAACTAGTCCCCTTAAAGTGGCAACTGCGATGCCTACTCTATTGTAAAGGGTAAAGGCACTTCAGGCGGCCACTTACCTTGATTGCATAGGGTTAAAACAGTCCCTATGTGCGCTTCCGCCCATTTCTTCTGTCTTTCCTCTTTTGACAAGTCCTTGCCTTGGTCTATTTCGTAATGGCACTTCAGGCACAAGGCAGCGACCAAGTTGTCATCGGCCTTAATGCCCCGACCCTTACCCCCGCCCCAATTACTATGAGCCGCCTGAACGCCATTGTCCATGCCACAGCCTTGACAACAGAGTTGAGCCACTAGCTTCAAGAGTTTTTGGCTTCTCACATACTTGTGTTTCGGGTATTGCATATTCTTGGGTTAAAAATTTATGCCCGTTAATGCAAATTCGCCTACGGGTAACGTATTCAGGGGTTGATCGGGTGTCTAAGACTTTGAGATTTTCTGAGCTACAACGGGGACACATCATAATTTTACTCCGTAGTTTTAACGCCTAAGCGCTCGCTTGCTTGCTCTGACCGCCAAATATCTGATTTCATCTGGGCGGCAAATAACTTCCATTTCAGGGTTTCTTCCTGTTCGATTGCAATTGACAATCCATGCAAAAGCTCTTGGTATTCAGGGTGAGCATATGCTTCACGCTCTTGAGCTACGGCTGAATCTATTCCCCTTGTCATGGCGTCTTTCATCAATAACGCTTTTTTGGTTTTCCTGAATTCCTCTAAGTAAACCCGTTGCGCCTTGGCTGCGGCAAACTTTGGCGCTTGTTCAAGAATAAATTCGATGGCTTTGTAGGGGGCTTTCATTTAATCACTCCAATCATGCGTAAAGCCGCTTCAGGGCCGTCAACACGGCACAAGGTACTACCTGACCAATTTTCAAAAAAGTCGGCTTGTAGCTTCGTTAAACGCTTTTTAGGGCCATCTTTGATCTCCACCAAGAATGTGTGATTCTTGTAGCCCACCAAAAGGTCAACAGGTAGGCCAATAATCCACACATAAGCGCCAGCGGCTCTTAAAGCTGAAACTATCTGAATTTGATTTGCGTCAACTCTTGCGGCTCGTCTCATTTTGAATCCTGTTCATGCGTTGTCTCAAATGCAAAGTAGCGGACTCGCCTCTGATTCGTTCCAAGTCCCCTAACACACCCTGCCACCAACTTAACGCTTTCTTTGAGCCAATCATCGATTTCTTGGCTTGGTAGCGTCTCAGCCATTCTTGGGCCTCGCAATCCTTGAAGTGTTCTAATTCTGTTGGAGTCATTTGTAGGCCATTCAAAGTGATTCACTTAGGATTCTCCAAGCTGTTGCTGCGCACAATGGGACTTGTCCATTACCAATGGCTTTAAGTCTGTCCACCCTAGCGGCCACCCCATCATGTATTCTGTTATGTTTACCGGCGGGTATGCCATTTTGTGCCATTTGCTCAAGTAATCTTTCAAGCTGCTTATGTTCCCACTTTTGCGAGGGCCAACCCTTCCTGCTCCATTTCCGTCGGAACATGTTGGTGTAGGCCATTTTTTGATTCCCGACAATCCAGATTCTGTCTCTCTGATGGTTTGCGCCAACGTCTGCTGCTCCCAACACTCCCCATCTCGCATCAAACCCCATTGAGGCCAAGTCTCCGAGAACTCGTCCAAGCCCCCTAGAAGTGAGCATTGGTGAGTTTTCCACGAACACGAACTTGGGTCGTACTTCGTG